AGTGGTGGTGGGGCCCTCCGGGGGGGCCGGCGCCAGAGGAGTCCCCCCGCCAGAACGAGTTCGTGGGCGTGCAGGCGATCGTCTTCCGGGACTCGACCACCTCCAGCATCTGGGTCAGGTGGGGGCTCGCCTGGACGAGTTCCTTCATCTGCTTGTAGACGATGCTCGCCTGTTCGCGAGACGTCGCGCAGCCGAAGCACTCAGCGGCCGGCTCGCCGTCAGCGACGAGCATATAGAGGCCGATGCCGGACAGGAGTGTGGACTTACCAGGGGAACCTTGGCCCCCGCAACGCTAGGCTGCGGGGGCCAAGGCGCCATTTTTTTTCGGCACCTCGATGAACCCGACCCGGTACTTCCGGGTGTCGGTGTCGACCCGCATCCAGCCGAATATCTCCTCGATCACGTCGTGCCGCTGCCAGTCGAGGAGCGTGAAGGGCTGGCCGGCGAACTTGCCCTTCGAGTGGACGAGGAACTGCTCGAAGAAGTCGACCGCGTGCTGGGCCTTGTCGGCGTCGAAGTAGTAGGCGAGCCCTTGCTCAACCGCTTCGCTTCGAGATAAACGAGGCAAGAGGGTTTTCGTTGGCAGCGGCATGGGAGACCTTGAGGGTGGAGCGGGCTGCCGGCGTCATTCCGAACTGCTGCTCGATCCGCAGGAGTTCCGACGGCAGACTCTTGAACAACGACCCCTCCGCCGTGAGTTGCGAGTACCCAGTCTGAGTCAACTGGGTCATGCCGTTCTCGCGGACGTGCTTGACGACGTGCGAGAACTGCTCGTTGAGCAGACAGTACCGGGTGAGCAGCATCCGGTCGGCCTGGGTGAACACGCCCATGCTCGTCAGGAGCGGGGCCATCTCGTTCCAGACCCTGATGCCGATCTCGTCGAGGCAGTCTGGCGGCGTCAGGTCAGCCGGCGGAGGCTTCGGCTCGGACGAGTTGAGAGTCCGCTGGCCTGGGTTGCCGCGAATTACCTTGAGACTTGTGGGAGTCGGCGTGCGTCCCATGAAAACCCGTATTTCCCGGCCGAAAAGACCCCTCCGAAAATTTCGCAGGCGCTCACGGACTGACGCAAGCGGGGTTCTCCGTCCCGTTCGGTTTCAGTCGCAAGACTCCCTGGGGGTGGGGCCTTCCCTGAGCATGACGCATGGGTGTGGCCCAGTAAAGTTCAGGCAGCCTGCACTTCGTTTCCCCAGGAGTCCCAGCCTGGGCGAGTCTTCCTCGCGAACAACTCCAGGCGACTTGCTTCTGGGTAGAGCAACTCGATTCGCTCCATGACTTCGACTGGCTTCTCGCTGTGAGCGCCAACTGGGGCCAAGACAACCTGAGCCACAGCCTCGCTGGCGAGTGGCATGGGCCTGCCTTTCGATGTCAGCGAGCCTGCGATCACCAACTCTGTGGTGGGCTTGATGATGCTTGGCCTCACGCCTCTTGCGCCTATGGGGCGACCTGTAGACTTGGCTGTCTTGACCCAGACAAACGCCACGCCCCTGTAGGTCAGGCCCCACTTCTCCAGGAGGTCGATGGCGAAGTTCAGCCTTGGGCAAGTCGCCCAGCAGAAGACAACGCTCGACTTCTTGAGCAGGCCACCCACTGGCATGGATGCCAGGGCCTCGTCGCTCATGGTTGGGTAGAACTTGGCTGCTGCGCCCCACTTGTCCTGAGCGCCATAGTGCGACCAGGGTGGGTCGAGCAGCACGACGTCGAATGGGCCTGAGGGCAGAGCCCCTGGATCAGAGAGCATGAGGCGAGCCTACCCAGGGTCGCCTCGCTTGTCGCCTGATTTTTTCCTGCTCGCGAGGCTGCTCAAACCCTATGGATTCGAGCAAAATCGTCGCCCTGGGTTATGCAACCTATGCCGCCCCTATCCCACTTCGAGCGGAATAGATATAAGGAGAAAAAATCCCTATTTTTATAGGTCAAACCATTGCGGATTTGGGGGTATACCACCTATACCGGCGAATACAGTGGCTTGGAAATTGTTGCCTTATAGGAAAGCATTCGCGGTATAGGCCCCAGACCAACCCGCGTTCCTCAGCCCCGCATTTGCGGCGAGACGAGTTTAGGCGTCTCGGGACACCACCGCGACGCGATCGGGCTTCTCAGGGCTCGCTAGAGCCCTCTAACTCGTCCCTGGTCTTCCGGGCGTGGCACTTCGCACACAGCACCTGGAGCCCGGCCTCGTCGTCGCTGTCGCGGAGACGCTTCGGAACGATGTGGTCGACGTGGGCCTCGCCCTTGCCGCCGCACACCCGACCGCAGTGGCGGCACTGGAAGTTGTCCCTGACGAGGACTCGCTTCCGCACCTCGGCCCAGGCCTTGCCGCCATACCCTCGCTGGTACGCGTTCGGCCGGGCCTCCCGCATCCGGGCTCGCTTCGGCGAGAAGAACTCCATTCGGCGGGGCATCGTCAGGGCCTTGTGGTCTGCATGACTGTGATGTTTCCTCCTGGGTATATCCACGACGATGAAGACCCGGCGATGTTCGCCCGCAGGCGAACGCTGATTGACTCCCTGCCGCTGTACGAGAATGCGTTCGCCGCCGAGTACGAAATCGCCAGAGCGGCACTATTGCCGCTTGCGGACACAGTTCCGAATCCCTGCACCATTGGACGCCAGTCGGGAGGGCTGTTTGCGAAATTAAGGTACTCCCAAGAGAACGAATCTCCTTGCCCCATCTGGTAATTGCTGCCGGTCGTATTGCCAGTCGCAACGGCAGTGGCCGATAACTGTGCCGTCTCGCCGATGTACAGAGATTGGCCTGGGTTCGACTGGACGTCGATCCAGGAAATCGTCAATGCCTCCCACTCAGTCCGGAACACGGCTGACTCGCCCGTGAAACCAGAGGAAGTGACAACAGCCCGGAACCGGAGGCCATTATCTGTTTTCGCAAGACCGGACAGCGTCAACTGTGTGTAGTTTGCTCCGCTCCGGGAGGCCGACCTGACGCCGTTTCCGAACTGCGAGATCGGAAGCCAAACTGGCGACTGAACTGATACCTTATACTGCCATTCCAGGCTCCACGACGGAAGCGATGTGGTCACGCTTGCAGTGAACTGAACGCTCCCGTCTACGGTGTGGTCTCCAACCTCCGGAGAAACGCTAACTTGTATTGCATCGACAGTCAGCACTGCCGCGTCGCTGTATCCAGTCACGCCAAGCGACGTGACCCTGGCGCGATACCGCTTTCCGTTGTCTGTTGGAGCGACAAAGAACTGTAGGTAATAATCAGTCGCGCCCGACACGTTCGCCCACGTCGCGCCGCCATTGCTGCTAACTTGCCACTGATAGGTCGGAGAGTAAGTGCCGCTGTACTTTGCTCCGACGGCCCCGGCGATCGCCATGAACGAAGCCGTTTGTCCGTCAGGGACAGTCTGACTCTGTGGTTGGCTGAAGAAAGAAAAAGACACAGACGTCTCGCGACGCACTTGCAGCCAGTTCGATGTCGTCGATCGAATGCCCTTCGAGACGACCACGCGATACAGGTCTTCGTCGTTGCTCGCTGTTTGCCCTGTTAGGTTCAGCGACCCGACGGTTGCCCCAGAGACAGTCGTCCAGGTCGCGCCGTCGTCGATGCTCTTCTGCCACAGGTACGTTGGTGAGTTGTACGAACTGGAGACTGTGGCCGATATTCCTCCTGACCCTGTCTCGGTCACGTCCAGGGACTGCGGAATCGAGACCTGGATGTAGTTGTTCGGCCACGCCGAGAGACGCTGGAGCGTCAGGATTTCGCTGGCTCTCCAGATGCCCGGCAGCGAGCCGCTTGTTGCCAAGGGCTGCTCACCGATGAAACCTCCCCGTCGGCCACGCATGACTAGGCGATCTCCTCGTACGAGCAGATTGCGTGGACGCTATTGGACGACCCGGCCGCGATCCGGATCGAGTCTCCCTCCATGAGATAGAAGGGGTTCTCCTTGCCCACGACGACCACGGACGAGTCGGCGGGAACGCTCAGGGCCTTGACGAGGTGGTAAGACACGCCGGAGCGGTGCAGCGAGACGTCAACGTCCACGCCAGCGACGCCGCCGACGTTCGACACGATCAGGCTGTTGATCTTGTAGACCTTGCCCGACCCCGACGCGTTCGTGGTGATCGCAGTCGCCGACACGCCGACAGCCTGCACGTCAGTGCGGCCATAGATCGACGTCGTCGCCACGATGTTCGGATTTGCCATCGACTATCCTCCCAGGATGAATGCCGGCCACAGGACTGCCGAGACTTCGCCGGGCTGAGCGCTCGCGGAAATCTGGACAGAGTTCCCGTTGACTGTGATGCTGATCCCCTGCCCCTGCGACAGCGTCACTGCTCCGCTCACAGAGTTCAGCGACGAGACGTACGAGTGCGTGTGGGTGGCTGCCGCCGCCGAGATGTCGACGTGCGACAGGACGATCTCGCCGGTTTTGCCGGCCACGCTCTGCACCGGCGACGCCAGTCTCGCCGCAGTCGTGAACAGGGCGATGTCGGTCGTGGTCAGCGTGATCGTTCCAGTCCTGCCAGCCACGCTCTGCACAGGCGAAGCCAGCCGGGCCGACGTAGTGAACGACGCGATGTCGGTGGTCGTCAGCGAGACGACGCCAGTCCTGCCAGCCACGCTCTGCACGGGCGAAGCCGCGCTCGCGGCTGCCGTGAAGGCCGCCACGTCAGTGGTCGTGAGCGTGACGATGCCAGTCCTGCCGGCCACACTCTGCACAGGCGAAGACAGCCGGGCCGCAGTCGTGAACAGGTCGATGTCTGACGTGCTGTGCGAGTGGACGAGGTTCGCGGCGGAGATCGTGGCTGGCGTGAGGACGACAGTGCCAGTCATGCCCTGGACGGAGTACACCGGAGGGTTCCGGCCAATGACTGTGATGCCGCCCCCGGTCGTCGTGATCGTGATGTTCGCGCCGGCGATGAACGGGTTGATTCCGGCAGTTCCCACGATCGAGGTCGCGGTGCCATTGACGACCACAGACGCACCCAGGCCGGGCGAGACTGAGACTTGGATCGCTGCGGTGCCTTGGACGACGATTTCTGGCATGGCTACGGCAGCCTCACGTTGATGGAGCCGGCGACCACAGTCCGAGTGACGATACCCGGCGCTACCCACCGCAGATACCAGCGATAAGTGACCGAGGGATTGAAGGCCGAGGTGTCCGTCTCGCTCAGGGAGAGGTTCAGCGAGCCCTGGGAGAGGTCAACTGGCGTGATCGTGAAGTTGCGAGCAAACGGCGTCGTCGCGACGACTGCCCCATTCACGACCTCGGCCACTTCGTAGATGCCGGTCGAGAACTGATAGCCAGTCAGGTTCTGCTCGAAGTCCAGCAGGACGCTGAGTTCGTCGCCTGACACGAACAGCAAGTCCAACGCATCAGGATGGACGGTGTAGGTCGCCACATCGGGGCTCCTGGGGGTACGCTCCAGGCTATCAGCGGACGCTTGGAGACCTGAAGTTACAGGCTGGACGCTTCGATGAACGCCGCGTCGACGTCAACGGGCGCCATGCCCAGACTTGCAGCGATCGCCTCGACGAGAGGATGCGATCGCTCGATGTACGGCGAATACTCCCACTGGATCATCGCGGCCTCGTTGCCAGAGTTCGCCACTGCCGCATCGACGACTGCCAGCGAGATGCCTCGCCCCAACAGCCAGAGCCTGATCTGCGTCGCCGTGATCGTGTCTGGCACGGGCTGCGGCATCTCGCCATCACCCGCGAGCGACCCTCCCGCGAGCCAAGTCTCGACGAGTTGCTCCTGGGAGGGCAGCCGCAGGACGAGAGCCCCAGGCGGCAGCCCGTCAGGCGACTCGCCATCCCCCAGGATGGCGACGACTGGCAGCGTGGGCAGAGGCTCGCCGCACTCGCCCAGGCGGGCTCGAACCTCTGGGATCGTCGTCGCGACACTGCGGCCGCGAGCCTGGAAGAACAAGTCAACTGCCATAGATCGTGTATCCCTTGCTGGTCGCGATCACCGGCGTGTCGCTCGACGTGCCTGGGTTGGACGAGACATACAGCGACCCTCCGGTCGTCGCCGCGAGGTCGGAGTACAGCAAGTTCAAGGCCTGGGCCGAGAGTTGGTTCTGACTGAACACGCCCGCCAGGGCTCCACTCAGTCGCAGGCCAGCCGCCCGCACGGACGTCAGGAGATTGCCGACGCAGTTCACTTCTCGCAGCGACGTCGCCGGACGCAGGTCGAGCAATGTCAAGAAGTTGTAGTGGCAGTAAAGTCGCGTCAGGGCAGCCAGCCCATCCAGCGAGAGGCCGGTGAGTTGGTTGTTGTTGCACTGCACGACCTCGACGCGGCGATTGCCGGCGAGGTTGAGCGACGGCAGGCCGTTCGCTTGGCAGTACAGTTCCCGCAGCAGCGGCAGCAGCGACGTGTCGAGGACTTGCAGCGAGTTGCTCTGGCAATACAGGAAGCGAAGCGACGGCGTTCGAGACAAGTCGAGCGACGAGAGCGAGTTGGTCGCGCAGTTGAGCGACTCCAGCGAGTCGCAGTCTGACACGTCGAGGAACACAGCCCCGACCGAGGCTGCACTCAGAGAGAGCAACTCGCCGCTCTGGGTGCGGTTCCCGGCCCAGACGTAGACTTCCTTGGGGCTCGAACCTGACCAGTCGCCTGTCGACGGAATCGCCCTGGTGGCGAACAGGGGCGACGCCGCGCTGGCTGGGCCGACGACTTGAACCTGACCGTCCCACCACCTCACCGTGAAGAATCCGGAGGCTGTGGTCGCTGAGATGCTGATCGAGCCCGAGGCCTTCGTCGACATCATCCAGGCCATGCCGCGAGGCTTGGGGAGCGGCTCGGGCAGAGCCGGGCTCGGCTGCTGGCCCACAGAGACCTGGGACGGCCCGGCGCCGGCCACAGACTGGATGATATTCTGCGAGCCGCCCACTGTGACCAAGATCGGATCAGAGGGGGGAGTGACCGCAATGAAGGTCGGCACGATCGCCTCGTCAGGGGACGTATTCGGCGACGCCCGACAAAGCGGTTCGTCGCCCGCCATCGCTGCTCGTCCAGATCATCTGCCAGCCATAGGAGCCAGCCGGAAGACTTGTCGGAAACGAGAGCGAGACTTGCCCATTCGCGGCGTTGGTCACAGTGGTCGTGATTGGCGACACAATCTGGCCCGTGACGAGCGACATGATCTGCGACGACACGGTGTACGGAGCCAGGGAGACGTCGAAGTCGACGCTGGTCGAGGCCTTGTCGCCGGCCCTGATCTCGACGTTCATCCGGGCTGGCAGTTGCGTGAACGACGACACTAGATTCGCTCTCCGAGGACGATAGCGATGTCGAGGTCTTCGTCCTCGTCCCAGCCTTCGAGGTCAGGAACCAGGGACATGGCCGGGCCTCCGCAGGGTGCCTCTGCACTCTAGCAATGCGGAAGGTCTCGCCGAAAGTTGCCGCGTTATCACGACCGGCGACGCGAGATCGCCGGGCCGCCTGCGTCTCGCCCGTGCGTCACGCTGGACGCCGCGCGTTATCACGACGGCGGGCGTGGCTATCGGGAACCAGAGAAACACTGGTTCTCAGCCCAATCGTTCCAGCATGGCCCGCAACGCAACAGCCCGCTTTCCATCCTCAACGTGGCCCATCTGCTTGGCCCCCTGCTCGTAGACCATAGCCGCCGTTTGGATCGCCTCGCGCTCCGCGTTGGTGAGGGTGGGCGAGCGGTACAGAGGTATGACTTCGCTCCCCGGCTCGTCCTTCTGGCAGAAGAGCGCCCTGTCTTGGATGTGCGACAGGTACGGGAAGTCGCGTCCCGGCAGCGTCACCCACCACGCCACGGCCTGAGAACCAGCGGATGCAGGAGACGGCTCGGCCGCGCCTTGCGTGTTGTCAGTGTTCATGTCTCGCCGCTCCTGATCCTTGGCGTTCGCAAACGCGGTCAGTCGATACCCGGAATCGGCAGCGCCACGCACGCTGTCACAAACGCCCGCTTATGCTCGTCGCTACCCGTCCAAATGATCGCCCGGCCCGCCTTCCTCGCTCTTGCCATGGCGTCCTCAATGTGCGCCGCGTACCGGGCGTCGCCTCGCCAATCAGGCCAGAGGGCCGTCTGGTATCGCTCAATGAACGCGGCAACGTCTCGGCCGTTCCCAGTGACAACCGCGTAGCGCGACGGGGCGTGTTCAAAGCGCAGCGGCTGCTCTCTGTCGGCGCGAGCCGCCGCCTCCGCAGCCGCCGCGCGTTCATATTCTTCCGGTCGCAGGTCAAAGCCTTCGCCAGCGGCCACCACACAAGCGGTCGCGACAATCGCAAAAATGAAACGTGTCATACTCAACTCCTTGCGAACCAAGCATTGGAGCGGACTCGCGATCCGGCCCTGCGGTATTGAAAACAAAGCGGTCGCGAGCCGCTCAATGCAATCGTTCTCATTGATGGTGATCGCACGTTACAGGCTCCCGATCCCGCATGAAGGCCGCGATGGCCTCCACGCCGACCGGCCGAAACCCGTGACAGTCCACTCCAACGTCCATCGTCTTGCCGCCAATGTCCGACAGGCTGCCGTGGCTGTGCCCGTGCAGGTGCCACGCGCCCCTGTGCATCTGATTCCAGACTCGCATCGCGTAGTGAAACATGACGATCCGTTGCTTGTGCGGCCCACCGAAATCGACCTTGATCTCATGGTAGTCCTTCACCATCGTCCATCGCGGATTCTTCTTGACCTCGTCTCTGTCATGGTTACCGCAGATCAGCCACTTCTGGCCGTTTAGTCTGGCAAGGATGGCGTCGATAGGAGCGGCGTGCTTATTGCCCCATGAAAGGGCAAAGTCCCCCAAATGGAAAACCACATCGCCCGGCAGGACGCATTCATTCCAGCGAGCAACCATCGTCTCTGTCATTTCCTCCAAGCAGGCGAATGGCCGCCGCGAGTGTTCAATGATGTTCGCGTGATTGAAGTGCGTGTCGCTGGTGAACCAGAAAGCCATGAGAACCAAGCATTGGAGCGGACTCGCGATCACGCTCTGCGGTATGGATAAGTGAGCGGTCGCGAGCCGCTCAATGCCGCCGTTCTGTGGCTACTTGCCGTCCGTTGGTGGCTCAAACGACATCGCCGTTGGCGGCGGGCCGTCCTTGCGGTGCGTCGGCTTTGTCGGCGTCCAGTCCAGTTCCTTGAACGCCCACCCTTCGACGGCCGCCTGCTTCCATGTCTCGTCCATCTGCTGGGCCATTGCAATCTGCAACGCCTGCGCCCAAGAGATTGAGACTGAGCATGGCGGCAGCGTTGAAGGCCACATCACAGAGTCATCGTCGCACATCGTTCACCTCGTTTTCCTGCGCTCACAGAACCAAGCGATGCAGCGGACGAGCCGCTGATCGCAAGCGTTCTGTGGCTACTTGCTCGTCTCGGGCGGGGCCGGGAGCGGCATCCAGTGAGTCGGCCCATTCGGAATCACCCATCCGTAGAGCGTGTCGATCCACTGACCGTCGCGGCGGTATCCGAACACCACCCGCTTGCCTTGCCATGCCAGCACCACCACGCCGTCCTCCGGCATACGCTCCGTTGCCGGAATCCACCCCCCACTCATATTCGTAATCCGTCGCTTTCCGTTAGTTTTTCAATACGTTTGGGGTTCGCCACAGAACCAAGCGATGCTGCGGACGGAGCCGCAGATCGCATCGTTCTGTGGCTACTCGTCGGTTTTTGGAGTGGCACGGAGCGCGTCGCACTCATTCTCCCGTGCTTCGATGTAGCGGACGATCTTGGCAAGGAACTCTGACGCAGAGCCTCTCTCGCCGTGAACGTCAACCACGCGCACTCCGAGCCGGTCGCACTCGGCACCCAACTCCTCAAGTATCTTGAATGCGTGTCGCATCGCAGCCTCCTTTGTTCGCCCGATCCTACGCGCACAGAACCAGCGGATGAAGCGGACGGCGTGGCCGCCGCTTATCCTGCGTGTTCTCAGCCTAGCCGTTCCAGCAGGCCCCGAAGCGACGCCGCCTCCTCCGCGTCGCGTCTCCCGTCGCCAAGCGCGGCCTCTGCGTCCAACGTCGCAATCGCCCACTGAATAGCCTCCCGCTCCTCGTCGGTGAGCGCAGTGCGCTTTCGCAGTCGTTTGAGTTCGTCGTTTTTTACAAGTGTGAAGTCCGCCCAAGTTGACATTTTGATGATCCTTCCGACCTGATCTGCATCTACTAGCATCGTCACAGTCACGGTCGGCTCCCTGTCGATATTGGCATCGATGCGAATGCTCTGCGTCAGCGCCGGGTCGGCTCCAATGGTTTCGGCCAGCCTGCTGGTTAGTTCCATTTGAGAACCAGCGGATGCAGGAGACATCGCTGCCGAGCCCTGCGGTTTCGTTTCGTCGCTCATGCGATGCTCCTGATCCTGCGCGTTCTCAGCCTAGTCGTTCCAGTAGGCCGCCCAACGCAGCCTCTAGCCGCGAGTCATGCATCTCGCGCGCCACTGCCGCCGCCCTTCGGATCGCCTTCAACTCCTCGTCTGCCAGCATCGGCTTGCGATACAACGGAATAATGTCGTCCACGTTGTACCCATTCATCACGCACATTTCTATTGCGAGTTCGTTCCGTTTGAAGATTGCCGCATCGCCAAACGGGTAGCCAAAGGCAGGCGACCAGACCGCCCACGCCACCGGCCGAGAACCAAGCGATGCAGCGGACATCTCATCTCCCTCGTTCGTCATGGTTGCTCCTGTGTTCGATGCTCCTGATCCTGCGTGTTCTGTGGCTACTTGTCGTCCGCTGGCAGGGGCGGAAGCGGCATCCAGTGCGTGACGTGCTGCTTGCTGCTCAGTGGAGGCAGTCCGCTGTCGGGCTCGGCAACCCAGACCATCACGTCGACGTACCTCGCCGCGCCGGGGATGTCCCGCACCACCAGGACTCGCTGGTCTTGGGGCTCCTCCTCGGACAGGAGCCGCCACTGGGCGTGGCCCTTCTCCAGTTCGTCGGCCGCCGCCACCAGTGCGTCTCGCTGCTTCTGCTGGCACTGCTCGGCGTGGGCCAGTCTCTCGACGAGGTCTGTCCCCATGTGGTAGCCGGCGAGCAGCCTGAGGTCACTGACGAGACTCACGGATTGTCCCTTCGATTGAACGAGACCGTGGCGTAGGTGCCGACGAACGCGCCGGCGGCGAGCGGAACGAGGTACAGCGGATTGGAAGAGTAGGTGATCACGCCGTACGCGAGGAGCGAGTAGAGGAGCGACGAGATCGCTGCCGCAGCCATCGCGCTGCGACGCTCGACGCAGATGATGTACGCGGCGTAGAGGATGTCCACGGCGACGTAGGTGAGGAAGATGATTCCGGCAGTGAGCGGCGAGAAGTCAGTCATGTCCTGCGTCCGCTGCTGTTGATCTTCCGTGTTCCGACTTCGTCCTCTCCAGCAGCCCATCGATCACAGCCGCGATCTCGTTGCTGGCGACATCGTCACGGTCGGCGTAGATGTCCATCACCTGTCGCAAGACGAACCGCTCCGGGGTGGTGAGCGTACGTTTCGCCTGCTCAACCTCCAAGGCGTCCGCGAGCCGGCGGATCATGCAATCGCGGTGCCACATATGGCACCCGTCGCTATGGGTGCTGACGCGAGCGGCTTGCTGGTCTCGCCACTCGCGGTAGTCGGCCAGAATGTCTGCCATTTTCCATTTTCCAGAACGAGATAACGCCGTGATCGCTCAGGAGCGAACCAGACTTGGCCCGCTGTCAGTGTTGCGACACACAAGCCCCGCTGTTTCGGCGGCTGCCTCCCAGTCTCCGACGGACTCACGAAGCCGCTTGTTCTCGGCCCTCAGTCGCTCGATCTCGTCTGCGGCAGACTCGATCCAGCACTCCAGGACGATCTCGTAGCCGCCTGGGTCGTTCGTCCGGTGATTGAGCAAGTCCCGCAGCGACTGAAGCACGTCCATGCCGCTATCGTATCGCCGCCGCCAGTCGCGTCTACGATTTTTTTCCACACGCGACCCGTGGCAAGTCACCGCAACGGCCTTGCCAAACAGAGTTCGTCGTGGGCGCAGTTGTGCCAGTGGATTTGAGGCTAGTCGTACAGCGTCACCCGCCGCGCGCTCATCCATGAGCCAGCGTGGATCGTCACAACGTCCCCGCCACCTCCATACCAGACGGCGACATCGGTGCTTGATACGCTTGGGGACACTCTGACGAGGGCGCGGAACGGCACCCGATACGTTGCGTTCGCATATGTCCCACTTACGACTGTGGTGATCGACTGATCCGCCACTACTGGCAGGCGAAAAACCGCGATGGAGTCTCCAGACAAGGTGTCAACCTCCAGATAAACCTCGCCGTCAGACCCCTGCGCCAGCAGTCGCAACCCAAAGAAGATCATTTCGTCGTTAGCAGCGTTGCTTATCGATGCAACGCCCTCGACAACGTAGGCTCCGCCAGACGCCAGATGCAGAGACAGGCTAGACGCCGCCCCGCTGGTTTCCATTGTCTCGTTGGCGGTCAGGAAGTCGTACAACTCAACTGGCGGCGGGTCGGCCGCAATCCACGCGCTGGCGTTGGTGCTGTAGGTCAAGACTTTCCCGTCGCCCGGAGCCTCCGGCAGTTCCGCGACCGGCGCGGCGGCGATCCATGCGGACGCACCGCTGTCATATGTCAGCACATTGCCGTCGCTGCCCGCTGGGAGCGAAGAAGACGCGGTGATTGCCGTCCAGTAGCCGGAACCATCAGCAGGCGTATTGCCCATGCCGGTGTTCGTCGCGCGCCACAGGCGACCGTCGTAGGCAGCCAACTGCCCTACGGCATACCCAACCTGCGCGTTCCAATCGGGCAGCAAAACAGGAGCCGATGACCACGTCGATGTGGCGGTGTTCCAGTAGAGCGTCTCGCCATCTGCCGTGCCATTCGGCAGCGGGCTACTCCCGGCAACCCAGTTTGATCCGTTGAACGTAAGGTACTGACCGCTGGATGCTGACGGCAGGCCGGGAGTGGACGGCATGACGGCCACCCACGACGAGCCGTTCCATGCGAGAACGTCGTTATTGCTGGCACTGGTTGGCAACTGCGACGGGATCGAGGCGGCAGTCCAAGTCCCAGAGTTCCACATCATGACAGTGCCGTCCACGCCGGTCGTGGGCAGGACATTGGCGAGCGACGATGCGACCCACGACGCGGTTGATGAATCGTAGGTCAGGAGGTCGCCAGTGTTAGAACCGGACGGGAGGCTGGCTCCGCCACCGCCTGATGGAGCCGCCGCAATCCATGCGCTGCTGGAGTCACTCCACGTCAGCACATATCCATCTGTCATCGAGCCCTGCGGTGCGATGATCCCGGCCGATCCTTGAGTCGTTCCGTCGGCAAACGCGATGTTGATGTGCGAAACCTCGACGCCCTTGTTCTCGCTGGCATCCCATGCCCGCAGCGTCGTTCCAGCCGCGCTATCGAGATAGAGCGGCCTCCGCGTGGCTAGGTCTTGCTCAGTCGTGGAGAGCCAGCCCGCCTGCCAGTTGAGTTGGTAGCCAATGCTGCAATAGAGCGAGATGCCGTAGTTGCCACCGCGATTTGAGTCGAACCATCCCTTTCCGATGGCCTGCCCGCTCGTCCCGTCGAAGGCGATATTTCCCGTCATCGTGCCGCCGGTCAGCGGGAGGTAGTCACCACCACCTCCGCCACCGCCAGGAGCCTCTGCGACCCAATACCCCAAGTTGGTGTCATAGGTCAGGACGTCGCCGTCGTTTGCGCTCGACGGCAGTTGGCTGGGCAGGCCGTCGATGTCCGCGCCAGAGATGTTGATTCGATAGCCCGCCCCGACGAGCGTCCAGTAGGAGGGATTTGTAACTTCAATGCTGTCATTGGCCGCGATGGCGCGGTAGATGTTTCCCCCTGCGTACACAACGTCGTTGACGGCATACTGCGTTCCGTTCTCGCTCGTATGCGATTGCGTCCATTGCGGAGCGGACGAAACCTTCTGGTCGATCGCTGTCTGCAATCCGGTGACGTCGCTGATGCTGTGCGAGTGCGACGACGGAGTGAAGGTCGACGGTTTGTCGGAGATCGCCGACCACGCCGGGGTGATGTCGGCCAGTTCGATGTACGAAGCCTCTAGGGTTTTGCTGCCCTGACCCTTGTAAACCCAGCGGCGGCCGTCGGTGGTGGTGACGATCGTGCCGACTACGATTTCGCCTTGCTGCGCAGTAGTAAGATTGGATATGCCACCCGGCGATACGACCTGATTAGCCGCGCTTCCGCCAGCGACCCCGCCGGCTGCTACGACTGATCCGTTGGCCCCTCGGATATAGAGTATTCCATCCGCGAGGTTGATCGCGATCTCTCCCTCGCCGAGCGTGGACGCGTCCGGCACCTCACCCGCGATGCGGGAGAACTGGTGGCAATACTCGAAGCCAACCACGGGCGTCGAGTCGAGACTGCCGCCTCCAAAACTCGAAACCTTGCTCTTCTCGTAGGCCATGACTCACTGCTCCTCAAGAACTTGAATGACTCTATTGCCGTGTGTGCTGCTCTCGGCGTTCGATGACAGCGTCGCGAATCTCCATCTGAACCTGAGACAACTCCTTGAGCGTCTCGGCATGGGACCGCTGCGTGTGCGAGATTTCGTCCAGCGTCTTCTGGGTCGACTCCAGGAACTCCGTGTGTCCCTTCACGACCGGCACGACGACCGAGTCGTGCAGCACGGTGGCGGCCTCCCGCGTCATCCACAGGATCGCCCCTAGGATCACGACCGGAACGCCGAACCGCTCGGCGAACTTCATGGCAGTCTCGGCAGCCAATTGCACCGTCATCGCATTCCCTCCTTTCGCCATCCGACAATCAGCACCCGATGGGACGCAGACTCCAGCCACCACTTGAGAATCGCCTGAATCGCATACTGAATGAGCGGCGACACGACGATCCAGAAGAGCGGGCCGAACTGAATCGCGTCGTCGCCGTACTCCGCGCAGTAGCGATTCTTGACCGAGCCCTGCCACGCCCGCGTGACGACTTCTTCTTCGCGGGAGCCCCGGTCAACGTAGGGCAGCACTTCGAGCGGCGCACGGTCGATGATCAGGTCGACGACCCGATCCATCCTCGCCCGTCCGATCAGGCGACTGCGGAGCAGCGGCATCTCCTGCCAGACGAGTTCCCGAAGTTCCTCTCGGTTCACTGCTTGCACCTTCCGTCGGCGCCGCACGACTTGGACTTGCACGGACACGACGGGCCGCACTCGCAGTCCACCAGCGCGAGTTTGTCGCCGGACAGCACCTTCCCCGTGCCGTTGCACTGACCGCAGCAGGGCTTCTCCGGAGACTCTCCGTCGGGCGACGCCAACTCGGCGATCGCGCAGGCATAGGCGGCCTTGGCGAAGCACTCGCACAGCATCTCTCGCGGCGGCTCGTCTCGCACACAGCCGCAGAGGAGGATCATCGTGACGAAAGCAGCCGCTCTCACAACACGCCCCCAGTCCAGTCGGGAAGTTTGCGAGGCGGAAAGCCGTCGTAGTTCGACATCGCGAAGGTATCGCCCTGCCGGGCCATACGATCAAACACCTCCGCATCAATCCAGAACGTGGAGCCCCGGAACGGCACGGGCATATCGTCTGGATAGTGAGGCCCAGAGTTGGAAGAGTTGCCCCAAGAGTTCCAGATCAGCGCGCCGGGCCGCTTGCCGTGCCTCTTCGAGATCGCGGCAAGCGCATGGCTCCAAGACCCCTTGGGACGACAGAAGCCCTCGCTGTCTCTGGCGAACGTGAAGCCCACGTTGCTGCACACGGCCACGGGATACCCAGCCCCCACTGCGCGGCAGTAGTCGTCAAAGTTGCGAATGAGCGTCGTCTCCTTGATGCGACGCTTCTTGGCGAACGGCTCCAGTTCGTCCGGAACTCCCGTGTCACCCCACTGCTTCTCTCGGAGGCCTGAGTATTCGGCGAAGACCGTGCCTTTGTAGTCCACGTCATAGTGGAGCAGGCCCCAGTTCATCACCGCCTTACACGCGGCGGCTCCGTATGATCCGTCGGACGTGCCTGCTCGACGCTTGCCCCTGGCTTCGACCCTGCTAAAAGCATAAATCGAAGCCTCCAGCGTTCGGCCGTGCCAGTCTTCGGCCTCGCCGTGGACGACGATTTCCGTCGCGGCTAGGAGGTCGGCGCATCCAGCGTACGCGTGGCCGACGCACGACCCGATCGCCTGGGCGACACGGCGATACTTGGGGCAGACCTTGAGGAGGTACTGGTACAGGAAGACGTCTTTGTCGTCCTGCACCTTGAGTTTCGGCCCCCCCTCGCGGATCGTCGGGTACTTGAGCCCGCTGACGAACTTCTCGGTCTCGGCCGGGTTTGGTGTCCAACCCTCGGGCCTCCACGGCGATGCCATGTCAGCCGTCCTTTCCGAGACCGGCCCAGGCGATCGCCTCGAACAGTTCGGCGGCCTTCTCCCGCATCTCGGGCGTCAGCCCCTGCCGCGAGTCGCCGATCGTGCTGTTGAATGCTCCCTCGATCGCGTCCTTGAGGGCCGGATACTTGCCCGGCGAGTTGTCGGCCATCCCTCGCCAGATGAACGACAGGATCGCGACGTGAACAGCCCGCAGGCCGTCCGTCGTTTCGATCGCCGTTGAGGCCTTCGTGATTTTCGCGGCGTTCTGGTAGATGTACTGCAACCAGAGCCTGTCCACCGCGCTCATGGCTGAGGCGGCCCTGGCGACCGGACGGACTTCTGCCTTCATGGATTCAGTCGGCTCCGGAATGGACGGAGACGTGGTCAGACTCGGAGGCCCGGCAAACGCGATGGCGACGAGGATCGCCGCCGCGAGCAGTCTTGCGACCTTCATGTCTGCTCACTTCCTCTGGGGTTCGGGCTGAAGCAGGACGTCGAGGAGTTGCTGGCACAACTCGACTCCCCGCTTGTTTCCGGCGGCCTGGAGCCGTCTCGCCATCTCGACGACGGTGAAGGCGTCGTCTTTGGATTCGGCGACGGGCTGTCCTTCGGCACCAGTCCGTCCCCAGGCTCGGAGCCGAGCGACTGCCGCTTGGGAATGAGCCACCAGACTGGGGCCTGCCACAAGAACAGCCGCCGCCACGACGGCAGCGGAGCGAAGAGCGAACTCATAGTCGATCATGCCTGCACCTTGCCGATCACCCAACGCAGAAATGCCTCGCCCTCGTCTGACCGCAGCACGGCAGAGATGTGCGACACCAGTTCGTCATCGACCTTCGTGGCGTCAGTCTTGGAAGCGAGCCACTCGCAGCACTCCGCGACGACAATCGCCTTGCGGTGCGGGTCGTCGGTCGCCAGGAACGCCTGGACGAACGTCATCACAGGAGCCCACTCCTGGAACAACCGCAGTTTTTCCCAGAGCGACAGGCTCGCGCCGTACTTGTTGTCGGTGGTCATAGAAGCAGCCCTCCTGTGCCGCTTCTCTCACCCTAGCAATCTCGGGCTATGCACCCGAAGTATCCGCCAAGTCTTCGATCGACATTCTTTCGTCGCCGCCACCGGAGTAGCCGCCGCTGAATGCCGAGTCGGAGATCACCCTGATTTCGACAGGCAGAGGAGACTGACTGCCGCCGACGAGCCGCCGGGCTCGCTCCTCGTCAGACCAAGTTGCCTGGAACTCCAGGCACTTCTGTCGAATCTCCTCGGGCGAGGGCAGATACGCCGTTCGCTTGCCGGCCTTCGAGTTGTGCCAACTCTCTCGGCGGGGGAGTTTCAGGGCTCTTCGAGCGACGTCACACCGATCCGCTGATATTCGCAGCGTCTCAGCGATGATTCGGGTCGGCGAGCCCTCCAGCCACATCTTCGTGAAGGTCACCGTGCAGACGTTCGCCGGCACCTTCAGGTTTTTCTTCGTCATCGGGAACCCAGAAGGATACAACCCTCTGCGACGGATTGAGGTAGCAGTCCCCTCCGCAAGTCCTCCAGTGCGAGACGTGTTCGCAGTCGCCGCCTCGATATGTCCCCTCCAGGTATCGTCGTGTTCGGTAGACGGCCAACTGGCCGAAGGCTGAGTTCATCCGGATCGGCTCGCCGCCAACAGGCGGGTGCCAGAGGTGGAACCAGAGTTCGCTTCGCTCGTCCCAGTGGTTCCAGCGACACGCCCACGCGTCGTACTGCGCCTCGATGATCGCGTTGCCGAACTGCGGCATTCGCCACTTGGCCCAGGAGTACGAGGCCATGCCGGCCGCGTAGCCCCAGTCCTGATGCCAGGAGTCGGCCTCGTCGAGTTCGTTCTCGTAGTCTTCGAGCCAGCCGACCGTGTTCGCGATGCCGTTCACCGACCAGCCGCCCCAGGGGTCGGTGTCGAAGACGATCGTGTACTCGAAGTCCGGCACGTTGCGGCGAACCCAGTCGCGGCACTCGTTGCGATACTCAGCGAGCGGGAAGGTGCGGTCGGCCGCCTTCGTGTAGTTGAGGTGCGGTCGGTTCTTCGTGTTGAGGCTCACCGAGAGGCGGTCGCAAGCCCGAGCCGCCTCGGCCAGGAAGTCCTGCGTCCCGTCGGTCGAGTCGTTCTCGTAGACGAAGCATCGCCAGTCCTTGAACAGCGACGCCGTCTGCTCGACTCGCTGCATCGTCATGCCGAGCCACGGCATCGCGTTGCGGCAGATCGCCACGAACGCGACCCGCATCTCGCTCGCCTCGCGGCGGCCGAAGTCCACGCGATCCCAATACTGGCGAGTGAATGCCGCGTCGGGTGGCAGGATCAGGTCGGGGTCGTGGCGAGCAATCTCGGCAAGACTCATCGTTGCCATGTTGCGAACATCTCCGTCTGGGCTTCGTCTCCCGTGGAGCCCGGCGGCCACGGGTGCGTTAGGACATATCCTTGACCATCGAGCGTCGAGAGTTCCGGGTAGGCGTAGAGCCCAGGCACCGAGCCCGGCGACTGTTGGCTTCCCTCCGAATGAACGTGCCTCGTCCGCACATCGATCGCGGGGTTCAGTACGCCGCAGCCGGCCGTGACCATCTCGCCCAGGAACGCGTTCTCACACCCAGTGACGCCGAGAGGAATTGACGCCACTCGCTCCGGGCGAGGCACCTGACCTCCGACGAACACCCACACGTCCTGGCTGCCCGAGAAGAATCTGTCGTGGACTGAGTGTCCAATCATGCGAGGGCTCGTCGCATTCTCCCACCGAGTGATCGCCAGCACCCGCTTGCCGCCGACCATCTCGCCAGCCACGGCGATCGTCGAGTCGAAGAGGATGTCCGTGTTCGCGACGACGACCGGCTTGCCGGAGCAAGTCTCAGCCGCGAGCAGGAGGAAGTCGCCGTATGTCCATCGCTTCTGGCTGCCGTCAACGTAGATGCACCGCTCGAACAGTCCGCTCGACTCGTTCACCTCACGGACGTCCGCCAACTCCTTCGCTCTGGTCTCGCTCTCTGGCGTGAACAACTGAGACAGCAGGATCATTGATTCGCCCTGCCGATCAGCCAGCAGTGACCTGGGTGAGCCGTGGGAGACGGATGACGATGGAGTTCGACTCGCTTTCCGAGCCTCCACAACTGCTCCGCCACCGCCGGTCGCGTGTCGTGGCACTCGACGATGAACAGCGTCCGAGACCACCGACCGTCTGCCGAGCATCCCAGCAAGACGTCGCACTCGGCTCCTTCGACGTCGATCTTGACGACGTCGGCGCCTTCTGGGTGGGCCTCGTCGAGCGAGACAGTCCTCACGTCGATCGTGGCCGTGACGGGAGCCGGGGCCTGTGAGCCCGCACCGATCGGGTGATGCTCCAGGAGCGAGTTCTGCCCAGCGTCGGGCCGGAGGAAGAACGAGGCCGTGCCGTCGGTCGAGGACACCGCAGCCGCGAGCACCGTGACGTTGTCGGACTCGGTGATCCGCACTCTCGCGCGGCTGTCGGGCTCGTAGGCCACGACGCGGGTGAAAATCTTGGCGAACTCGGACGTCCAGTCTCCGACATTCGCGCCGACGTCGATCGCCAACTCTCGCCTCCGCAGCGAGCCGACGCCGCTGCCAACTGCGTCGACGAGCCAGTATTCCTCGATTGCCAAGCGTTACCTCCTGCTGATTGACAGTGACTCGGCAACTCCGATGAGTTCGCCTTCGCGGTAAGCCGGAGGCCTCCAGCGGCGAGGAGCGCCGCCGACCGCCCGTCGCCGATGCTCGCTCGGCGTCCATGATTCGCGAACCTCGGCGGCCCGCTCCGCGATCTCCTCCGGCGTGGGGCCGACTTCGGGATCGCGGAGGTCGTCGAGCGACAGGCCCCACGACCGAATCCTGGCGTAGATCACCTGATTCGAGGCCTTGAACCTCTTAGCCACCTCGGTCACCGACGTCGACTCGACGATCGCGGCCTGGAGGGTCTCCTTCGTGAGCATGGCAAAACTCCTTGGGGTTAGTGAGGCGAGCCGAATGGCTCCGCCCGGCGGAGACGGACTATTCATCCGCTCCGCCGGGCAGAGACCACCGGAGGGGCTTGTGTTCGAGAACGAGCGACAGTCGCCAGTCGTCCCCGAAAAGTTCGTAGAGCCGGATGTCCGTGAACCCGAGCGAGTGGGCCACGCCGATGCAGTCCGGAGAGAAGATGGCGACGGGGCTGTCCGGATCGAGCGATCGACTCGCGACGAGCATCGCGACCGCAGCGCGGCAGCAGCCCCGCCGACGAAAGTCGGGGTGCGTGAAGCCCTCGATGGTTTGCAAGCCTCGCCACTGATGCGACGCCGCCCAGGCGGCGATCCTCCATGATCCTTCGCGAACCAGAGCAATCGGAGTTCGCGATCCCTCGCGGTTCATCACCTCGACCTGGAACTCGCTGCCGGCCCTTGTCAGTGACGACGTAATGGCCTTCGCATCGAGATCGTCAAGGCTTCCGACGACCGTGGTTATCGCTTCCAGACAATGGGGTGTCAATGGTTTTTTCATACTTCACCTGAGGTTTGACCGTCACTCTCACAGACTTGGTCACAGACTTGCCGCGATCCGCCTTCCACCGCACTACCCTCTTCATCGCAGATCACCTCGCTGTTGGTCTCGATCCAAACTCTTGCCCCGCACGGCAGCGGCTCATGCGGGCTGTGGACGATCCGGCAAGGCCCGGTGACGCGGGCAGTGTGGGCCTTGCGGGCCGAGACGGGCTTCGCGTGTCGGGCTTCCGACGCGAACGTCTTGACCGTGAGCGGCGGATCGTTTCGGCCGTGCTTTCGGTTCAGGGCGATGACTTGCTGGTGGACGTGGACGATCGTTCTCATGGCTGCTGTCCTCGCACGAAGACGGGAGCGAACGGCTTGTCGCACTTGCTCAGGGTGTTGAAGTAGAAGTACGCGACCGCCTCCTCCTCCGTGATGTCTCCCTCTCCCACCACGATGTCGATGCAGACGTCGTAGTCGTAGACTGCGGACGGCTTGGCGGCGACCGTGAAGCCGATGTAGGCCTGCTCGAAGCCCTTGCAGACCAGGGCCTCGGGGTTGACCTCGCACAGCGAGGCGTAGACCTTGCTTGGATCAGTGCCGTACCCAGCCACTGCGATCATTGTCGCTCCTTATCGATCCCATCGATCGAGAATCTCTTCCGCCTGGGCCTTGCTGGTCACCACCTCGGCGACGGCGCCGCCGACGGTTCGCAGTTCCTCCATCACATGAACCTGGAGCGGCGTCGGCTTCTTGCCGGGCTGCTTGACCTCCAGGAACACGGCCCGTCCGTTCTTGACGCACAGGACGTCGGGAATGCCGGGTCGCTGGAAGGCGCCGCCGGCGACTTTCAAGACCCACCAGCCTCGCTCCTTGGCGGACTGTTGGATCGACTTCGTGATGGTGGATTCAAGCGGCACAGCAAACTCCCTTGCTTTGTTCGAGCAAAGCCAAGGCTGCATCTCGCCTGACAATCGCTTCTTGTAGTGAGGAGGTTCTTAGAGACCTGCGAACTCGCTGTTTTTTCAGGCCGTCTCTGAAGGTGTAGTGAATCCACCACGTTCCGTTGTTGCACCACATATGATGCAAGGCATTTCCGCTGTCGATGCGAACGGACACGCCTCGCGGCTTCCAACTAGGCCCGCGAGGCCGACGCGGCCCGTGAGGAGGCCGGCCGAGGCCGCCCGGCCTCATGTTGTAGGTGTCCTGCCGCTTGCAGAACTCCTTCGTAACGATCTCTGCCTCGCGGGCGTAAGCCTCAGCCTCCGTCGAGAACTCTTCGAGCGTCCGCCGCTCGAATTTATCGACTCCATGCTTTTTGACGGCGATCCTCAGGGCCGCTCCAGACCCGAGATAGCCGTCGAAGCCATCTCCGTCCTGGCGGTGAACGCCGACGTAGATTCTCCCGCTGACTAGGCAGCGGGTCTCATACACGATCCATCGCACCGATCAGTCTCTCGCGGGTTTCCCCTCCGCGAATGACCAGAAACTCAAGGGCCACGGCGACCCTCCCTCCACGCTCGCTTCATGGACTCCGAGATTTTCGCTCGCGTCTCCTTGCTGAGGACTCGCCCACGGTTGGCGTACTTCATCGCGACGCTGATCTTTTCGCGGACGGCCGGATGGAGGTGGATGTCTCGCATCCGAGCGCTGATCAACTCGCGAGTCTCGGGCGAGTGAGTCCTGCCCTGCCGATAGTCGCGGAGCCGCTGCCTCGATTCCTCGGTGTGCCTGTGGCCGTAGCCGCCCCGGCCGCCCGTCTTGATGTTGTAGGTGTCCTCCCGTTTGCAGAACTCCTCCGTGACGACCTCGGCCTCGCGGGTGTAGGCCTCGTCGAGCGAGCCGCAGACAAACAGCGTTCGTCGCTCGAACGATTCGGCTCCGTGCTTCGCAATCGCCGCGAGCAGGGCCGTGCCGGAGCCCAGGTATCCGTCGAAGTCTTCTCCGTCCTGGAGGTGGACTCCGACGTAGACCTTGCCGCTGACTAGGTTGCGGGTCTCATAGACGATCCATCGCACCGATCAGTCTCTCGCGGTTTCCCCTCCGCGAATGACTTCTCAACTCCAGACGAACAGAGGCCCGTTCTCTCCGACGTACGCTCCGAGCGTGTTCAGCGAGAAGAACTCCTCGGCCTCCTCCTCGCTCATGCCGTCACGGCGAACGAGGATCGCGATGCACTTCTTGGCGTCGTAGACGGCAACGTGCGGATGGTGATAGTTCGACGTGTACCCGACCAGGGCCTGCTCGAAGCCGTCGGCCAGCAGGGCCTCGGGATTCAACTCAGCGAGAGCCTCGGAGATGTCGTCGAAGCGGCTCACGCCGGGTAGCCCCCGCGAACGACGCCTGAACCTGTGGGCCACTCGGGCAGCGTGAGCCAGAAGTCGGTGGCCCGGAGGTCGCCCATCTCGGCGATGAATGCGGTCTCCTCTA